CATTGTGGATACGTGCATACGGCACTGGGTTGACAACCGTCACCTGTCCCGGCGCAGATACGGCATCGACGCTGTTCATCAGGTGATTACGCTCTGAGGTCAGCGGCTTGTAAGGGCTGCCTGCTTCTTGCCGCCTTGTCTTCTTCCAGGCGTGCAGTCCGTCATCGGTAAAGCCACTGTCACGGAAGTTCTGACGGAAGTGGTTCTTTGCTATGATGGCCGCCTTACGTGGTATTTCGTCACGCATGGCACGTTCAACCTGCTTCGGTGCACGGGCGATGATGTCGGCTATTTGTTTAGCATTCATAAAAATAATCGCTTAAAAGTTTGTTTATAACGAAATATTCCGTATCTTTGCATCGGTACTGGAGAGCCGGCTTGCCGTCTCCGGAACCTCCTATAACGTTAGGCTGTATAAGTCTAACGTTTTGTTTTGCCTCCATACACCAGTAATTTATTCTTCCAATGCACCATGACAATCCGCTCCTTCCTGCTTTGCAAAAGGTAGCCGTTAACGGTCCGGTGTATCGTTTCCCTGTCTACGAAGCTCGGTATCTCCAGCACGATGTTGTCTGCTTGCCTCTTGGCTTTCTTGATATGGTTGATGATAGCGTTGTGCTGTTCTTTCATGTTAGCATCTTTTTTCAAGCCGTACATGGACTTTCCGTCGAACAGCAGGCCGTTTATCAGGTAGTCGGGGTTCTTTCCTTCTTTTACACCAGGCGGCAGCAGTTTGTGACGCAACCTGCGCCCTTCCTCCGTTGTCTGTTCCAACCGGGGCAACAGATATACCTTTGTCTTCAGTTTGTCAGCGAGGAAGTTTGCAAGGCGTTTGTTGTCAGCAAGCTCATTTTCACCGTGATAAGGACTGACAAGTACCTGCCTTTTGTGTGTACGCTTGTAGGTGCTTACTTCGGGTGGTTGAATGCTGGGATTTCCCCATTCTTTGCCCGGCAGCTTGGCATCAATATATGGGCAATGAAAACAGTCTTTTTTGCGATTTTGAAATACTGCCTTAATCCGGTTCCTAATACCCTCCGGTTTATAGAATGGGCAGTGGGCACAGTTCTTGGGGAAGTAGGGGTGCGTGTCATTAATGAGATGCCCGTCTCGTCCGGGATTGTTGTCCAGTCCCTGCTGCGGACTCGGAGCCGGCATACCCTCCACCAGGTCCGCCGGCGAAGCAGGCTCGTCGGTGGCCTCAAGCGAGCACTTGCAGTTCCATCGATCCTGCGGGTGATGCTTCGCCCAAAATGGGTGGTCCACGGGCAGCGTGAGTTTCTTTTCCCAGTAGGACTGGTGCGATGCCTCGGCATCGGGTGACGTGGTGGGCATCCATCGCAAATTGGGCATTACGTCTTTATTGCGGACAAACTCCTGCCAGTCTGCCGCGGCGTGTGCCCGCAGTACGGCCGTATTATATTCAGTGCGCAACCATGCGCCAACATGGTGCGATGAGATACTTTGAACATCACTCAACCACTGTTCGAATGGTTTTAAACGGCCGTTTGAGTCTAACAGCTTGGCCGCCATCGCCTCACCCATGGCGTGCACCTTGAATGCGGCGAACACCTCATTGCCGTGCCGCATGGTGTTTAGAAAATCGTCGTTGTGCCGTGGCTGGTAATCACCCCGTGCCAATCCCTGTACTGCAGCCTCGTGCAACAGTTGCAGCAGCTTACGCCACATGCCCGGTTCAATCTCGGTGGACGTGTCGAAACCGTCGTACACCTCGTGCAGGAAGTCATTCAAGATGTCGGCAGAAAAGCTGACATTCCCACCGGCGTTGCGGAAGTGGCTGTGACATCCGCAGTGGTTGCCACCGTAATAAAGGCTGTCGATTAGAAATCGTTGTCCGCCCCGACAGGCTTCGGGGCTATGCCGAAAAAACGGCTCAGGGCGTTAGTGGGTGGTGTGGACTTGGCGGGAGGTGTAGGTTCTGTGGGGTCTTGCTGCATCCGTTCGCGCAGTGCGGCACGCTCCTCCTCTTTCTTTGTTTTCAGCTCGTCGTAGTTCTCCGGCTTGGCTATACCGAAAGTCTCATACAGATAATCGTCGTCGATAGGCAGTCCCATATTGGCGCACTTCTGCACGATGTCGATTTGCTGCGCCACGTCCACCTTGTCCTTCTTGGCGTAAACGAACTCGCCACCTTCGGTGTTGAAGCCAAGATTTGCAAAGATGTCGCGCATCTGATAGTTCAGGATATCAAGGATGAACTCACGGTCGTCCGCATTCATCTCGTTCTCTTCTTCCTTGTGTATCGTTCCAAGCGCTTGCGTGCCGGTACTTTTGGCATCGGTGGTGAGCGTATTGCCCAGTACACGGATGCTGATTTTACTGTCCCAATATTCTGCAAAGGTGCGATACAATTCACTGCTGCCCGTCTTATTGGCTGCCTCGAGTAGTTTCAGGTCGCTGTCCTTGGGGTGAATATACACCGCGTTCGTACCTTGTGAGCGTGCCTCTCGGATAAGTGTCCTGCGTGCTTCTTCGTCGCCCGCATCGTAGGTATACTCGCGGATTGGCATACCAAATATGTTACAGAACCGTGCCCAGTCACCCATATTCCCTTTTTTATAAAGCACAGCGGGCAGTATCTCGGCAAAGATACCCAGCCCTCGCTCCGATCCGACAAACAGTGTATTGGGGTATAACTCAATAGGCTCACCCTCTATGTCACCCTGATAGCGCAACAGGAAGTGGTGCACGGGGTCGTAGTGCTTGCGGTTGATGGAGTCGATGCGAATGTTGCCGTCCTCTCCCATGCGGAACTGCACCAAGGTGAAGCCCCAAAACTCGGAGAGGATGAGTTCCTTGCGCAGCTCTTTGAACCACGGCGAGCGCAGCTGCTTGTTAATCGCCTCGTCGGGCTTGCCGTCACGTTTAAACTCAACCGGGATTTGTGTTACTCCACGCAACCGCTTCGCCATGACACCCATGAGGTGCAGATCGAAGTTTGCACTCTCGTACATGTCATACAGCCGCACGCGGTTACTGTAGTCGATACCCTGCGCTGAGGTGACGGCATTCATATAATGTTGCAGGTTGAAATGAAATAGTTCCGGCATCTGCAACACCACGTCCGGCTGCCGTTCTCCCGGTTTGGTGAGCATACCGCCCTGTGTAATACGGCGGTTGCTTGCTCGTTTATCTCTTAGATTTCCCATTTCGCTTAACTATGATATTGTGAATTATGCATGATGAATTACCCTAACACCGGCCTTACTTCGTCGGCTTTGATTTGCCAACGCGACTTGTCCTCAAGTTCATCAGCAGGCAGCAAGGGAGCACCGTCGATGGTCTCGTCGCCGTGCATCACGCCCTTGAGCCATTCTACAGCCCGGTCGTAGCGATCCTGCCGTATCTTCGACATCTTATACGAATTGTGTTGGCAGAAGATGTGGAAGATGCTGATGTCCAGGGCGAACATCAGCACCAGGGCGTGACGGTCGGTGCCGCGCGCGGAGAAAATCTTGTCGCAGTCGTACTTTTTATTCAGATACGAGCGCATCTCCTTCACAGCGCGATCTTCACAAATCTCTACAATCTGCGGGTCGTAGTCCGCCGTTCCCTGTCGTAGCAGACTGTCGAGTATTTCCTTGTGTATACTCGCGTCGTAGTCGGTTATGTCTATAAAGTTGCTCATATTTACAATATAAAAGGGTTGTCTTTGTTCATATCCTCGTCATTAAGGGCGATGGTATAGGTTGGCTCCAGTTCCCCCGTCTTTTGGTCCACCATCGTCACGCCGCCCTCGATGGCATCCGGTCCGTCGGCAGGATATGGAAGCGTCAACTCGAAGAGCTTAAATTGGTTGATGAGTTCCTGCATGTGCGGGTTGTCTTTCTCTTCTTCGTTGAATATCCACGTGCCCAGCCGGTCGAGTGGCTCCAGGTTCGCCTCGATACGCGTGGCCTTGTCGGTCTTCTTTCGCGTATCTTCGCGAATGAAGAGCTGCGTCTTCCGCTTGGCACACTCCTCACGCAACAAGGGCTTGAAGACCTGCTGATAAAAAGGGTCCTGCAACTTGTTATTTTCGATGTACCAATACACGTTCGTCTTCCCCGCCACGTATTTGTCCAACTCAAAATACCAGCCGATAAAACGGGCGTTGGTTTCATGGGCCAGGAAACCTTTTATTATGTAGTAGACACCCTTATACTTACCGATAAGCCACAGGGCCTTGGTGGAGCTTCCTTTTTTCTTACTGTCCGAGTAGGCGGGGTCGCCATACCCGATCAGAAAGCGGAACTTTTTTAATGATGGCACTTTTCCGAAGGGCAGGTTCTTAAAAATCTTACCTTCGGCGATGGGGTTGTTAAAGTACTCGGCCTGTTGAGCGCGCACAGATATTTTTGCCAATATACGGTCTATCTGCTCCTCTGTGTTCTTCTGTGGCCAGGTACTGCGACCGTG